AGACTTGTTCAAGATGCTACTATTCCAACTCGTGGTTCTAGTGGTGCTGTTGGATATGATTTATATAGCGTCGATGAGGTTGTGGTATCTCCTTCACAACGGGCTCTTGTTGGTACGGGGGTTGCAGTTATTTTGCCAATGAATGTATACGGGCGTGTTGCACCTCGTTCGGGTCTCGCAGTGAAGCATGGTATTCAAGTGGGTGCGGGAGTCGTGGATCCAGATTATCGAGGTGAGATTAAGGTTGTTCTATTTAATCAAGGCGACAAACACTTTGAGATTAAGAAGGGTGATAGAATCGCGCAGCTCGTGTTAGAGAGATGTGAAACACCAGATGTGCGAGAGATTGAATCGCTCGACGAGACCGACCGTGGTTCGGGTGGGTTTGGTTCGACGGGTGCCTAATACCTTTTTCGGTCATCACAGAACCACATCATTTCTTCTGTTGGCATAAACAGAATGCCTTTGCGCATCGTCATCCATAACTTAGCCTGTTCAACGGATGGGTAACTCCACAACACCCACCTTTCCCAATACCCTGCACGAAAGGGATCGTCCCAATTTTCTTCCGTGCTGGTGTCCGCGTAAAGCATGCCCTTGTGTATTTCATAAGGATCGGTTTCTATTCTTACATCCTTGGGTATTTGAGCACCATGCCTTAGAAGATGTGCCCGCATGAGTTCTGGATTTCTATGATCCGTATAATCGATTTGTTCGTGTGAACCAAAATCAATGGTCTTTTTGTTTGGAAGTAGGACCCTCAATTTATGTGACACCACGGGACTTGGCTGGAGAACAACGTGCATTTAATGTACTTTACTTTTTAGTTTTTTTGTTTTGTAGCACAACGAATTTAAGATCACTTTTCTTAACATTTTCACGTGTGAGTGGGTTTACGAATAGTACCACGTTTCCGTTGGTGTTTATGGCATTCGTCATGGACATGCGCGCCATTTTACGGAATGAATTTGGTGAAAGATAAAGTTTTTTTATTTTGACAGCCTTGTCACCCGGTTTAAACGAGTTTATAGTTATTGGGTCTATAGGGAAGTTGTTTACATCTTTATTTTTCCATGTAATCCTATTCGTGTTTTTGTTTTGATCTGAATTCTTTTTCATCTTTTTTTCGTTTTTGGTGTAATTTGATGCGTTTGGTCTGTTACTGTTATTGAAATTAATACGACGACCTATTAAACCTGCGTTAGAAAAAGACATGATTGTTCGACGCATGCGCCTAAGATTGTCTAGACCTTGTCTCGTCATAACACTCGCACTATTACTTCTTAAAGACCGAGGTGGAGTCATCACAACTGAACGTGGTGAATTAGGTGTTTCTATGACGACTGAATTATTATTGTTATTCATATCTATGATAAATACATATATTTTTATTGCCTAAGTTAACCAAAACAATGACAATTTGTAGTGCACCATGTTTGAAATCATGAGAACGAGTATCGGTACCGGTGGTCCCCTGTTAGTTGAATACAAGGGTCGTATCATTTGTGAACATTGTATTATTATCACCCAAGAACACGTGAACCGAATGGTTCGTAAACTCCGTGACATCAGTTTCAATAAGATCGAACAAACTTCAGATCGCTCCTTTTCAGTTTCTTAACTACGAAACGAGTCTCTATTAAACGCATGTACGCATATGCGCATAATAATTCAATAATTTGTAATTTCTTATATAGATGCCATATAAACATTTTTAATACATAATTATCATGTTTGTTCCAAGTCTGTTCTCTCGTCGTAGTCGTTGTTCTAGCCATAAATGATATAAAAACATAGCTTCTAAGTCACGTATGAGGTCATACACATCATTTGATGGTATCACTATAAAGGTGGGTGAAGATGCAAAAGAAAATGATCACCTTACGGAGTCGAGTTACCCTAAAGAGTGGTGGTTACACGTAGACGGAGGACCTGGTTCTCATGTGATCGTGTGCTGTGAAGAAAATATATTACCGAAGGAAACAAAGCGAGACGCTGCTATGTTAGCAGTGCGTCACAGTAAATGTGCGAACGAAAGGAATGTCCGTGTAAACTTGGTGCGTGTTGGTCAAGTTATGAAATGTGATAGATTAAAAAATCACGGGCAAGTCTATTTGGATGGTGAGGTCATGCAACTTACCATTTTTCCTCGTAAAGAAAAAGAGCGTCTTGAAAGATTATTAAAAGCGAGGCGCAATTCATAGTATATGAGTCACCATGATTGGAAAGATGTACTCACTAAACACAGGGATGATTTGATTAATGACATAGAAAAAACCTTAATGGAATGTGGTCAATGGGAGGATACCGCTGGAATACAAACCATACCAATTTTATTTGAACACAAATCTAAACATTGGGAAGATGTAAAGAATGCATTCATTGACTCATGTGATAAAAAACCAGATTATGTTAGAGCTTGGGCATATATTGAAAGACCGGGTGTGGATAATAATTTATACCCCGGATGGCATTCACATGGTGATTTGAAAAAAGAAGGGGTATCTTTTAATTGTGGTGTAATGTATTTAGATAGATTTAAACAAGGTACCATGTTCAAAAAGGACGACAAAGAAATCGTTGGTGACCCGACTCCATTTGTGTGGCATACGTTTTCGCCACATGATGTGCATTGCCCTCCTAAATGGGATCCAAATTCTAGTATCACACGTTATGTGATAGCTTCCGAAGCGATGAGTCACCACTTTAGAAGTTGTACCAGTTTTTGGGATTAGCAATCCTTCGAATGTTACATGATACTAGAATAGTGACCGGCGATATAATACACATCTTCAAAACCTAACGCCTCTAATTTCTCTGCTGCAATTCTGGCTCTTTGCCCGGTGTTGCAATAGACGAGTAATCCTTTTTTTGGAAGTTCATCCGTTGTTTTTTCATTCATTTTAGTGACTGGTAAATGCAATGCTCTTGGATAATGTCCTAGTCTATATTCGGTGGACGTTCGTACATCTATGACTTTCTTTATCTTACCACTTTTAATCATTTTCTTAGCTTCTGATGAAGACACGAGGTTTTCTCCTGTGAATGTATATACGATTGCAGCTGTACCGAGTGCTATGATGAGTGGAATCATTTATATATACTCTGATAAAGATTATACCCGAATGTAATTCATGAGTCTTCAAATTAAGAAGCTACACGAAGATGCGATCATTCCTACGAGGACTTCACCTGGGTCAGTTGGGTATGATTTGTATAGCATGGAAGAGGTGATAGTCCCACCACTCGAACGTGCTTTTGTGAGTACGGGTGTATGTGCGCACTTACCACCTGGTGTATATGGACGCATTGCACCTAGATCTGGTTTGACACTCAAATACGGCATTCAAACTGGTGCGGGTGTCATCGATCCCGATTTTACGGGTGAGTTGAAAGTCATCCTACTTAATCACGGGAGTGAGCCGTTCGTCATTAAGAAGGGAAATAGAATTGCACAAATGATTTTGGAGAGATGTGAAACGCCTCTCATCGAAGAAGTGCAGGAACTTAGGGAAACGCAGCGAGGAACCCGTGGTTTTGGGTCTTCTGGGAAATAATTTAGTTCGAAAATGCAATACCAGCCATGCCATCCTTTACTCTCAAAATATTGTAATTTACGGCGTACACTCTATACAAACCATCATTGGCGCTGGAGCTTGGGGTGTGAATGGTAAGTTTCGCGTTATCAATTCGGGAGAAGTTCAGCGAGCCACTTGGTTGAGAACGGTTCATGGTCAGACAGAATGGCCATGTAAACAATGGAATCGCATCGAGCGATGATGGCGCGAGTGCCGTGGTGTGCATTTCATGAACAACGTTGTGGTGGAACGTGTTCGAACCATTTTCGAATAGGGCGAGACCGTTAATGTAGAGGGACGCGGTATCGAAACTATAATCACTCGCCCATCCAGTGCCAGACACATTTGAGGTCGTCAAGTGAAGCGCCTTGACTGGATGGTTGAAATAGGTCAAATCAATCGACGTGTCGGTCTTCGTCATTGGTTGATATTGGACTTGGGTCATAAGGATTTCGTGTTCTTGGGACGTGAAATGTTCTCGTTCGGCGGTGTCCAAGTACGCGTACATGCCATATATCTTTGGGCTCGCACCCAAGTTACCGAGACCAGAACGGCACTTGATTCTCAATTCAACTTCGTGGTATTGCAATGCCACTAATGGAAGAGACTTGGTCCAATCTTCACTGAAAAAGAATGGAACCATGTAATAATCGGACGCGGTACCGGCGACACCCTTCGCATTGTCGGCGACAGTCTCGGAAGTCACCGAGCAGGTCGCTTTAGCTTGTGTATCACGGTACACAACATTGTGAACACCTTGCACGTACAATGAATCGAATTTGCAAACTTCTTGTCCACCGATGTGAAGACTGAATTCGGTGACACCAGTATCACCCGCAGAAAAGAGACCATCTGTGTTCACGCCAACATTGGAAATGTTTGGGTGTTCTACCCATATATAGCTCAAAAGGTCACCCTTGGAGCGAATTGGTACGACGACTTCCGAGCCGCCCGTGAAAGTACCGATGTAATCCATGCGCTCTGGCTTGAGAGCAAAGTTTGTGTAGCGCTTGTAGTTTTGGCGCCAGAAACTGACTTGGGGTTCGCCAGTGATGTAGGCATCCTGAGCTCCGACTGATACAAGATCGACAAGTGCAGCTGACATAATTATTATTAAATGATATTAAAATTTTAGGTGCATAACGAAGTATGGTTGTCTTTCAAGCGCTCACCTGGGAGACCAAAGATACTGATGATGAGTACTTGGTGAGTATCTTCGGTAAAACGAGCGAGGGTAAGTCTGTCTGTGTAACGACGGCATTTACGCCTTACTTTTTTATAAAGTTACCACGTAACATAACACAACAGAAGGTGCAAATCATATACAATAAAATTGAAAGGGCGTGTCCTGGTTGTCTCGTGAGTTACAATACAATTCACCGTAAAGACGTTTGGGGTTTTCAAAATAACGAGCAATTTCCGTACCTTCAGTTATTTTTCAGAAACCTTGCTTCGCGGCGTATGGTTGCCGGGCGTCTTCGACGACCACTCCCAGATGAAAGTATTCGCATGAAAATGTACGAATCTAATCTGGATCCGGTACTTCGTCTTATGCATCGAACTGGTATTCAGTCAACTGGGTGGCTTGATACAGGTGACACGTGTACGACTGCATATAACGCACACGTTGACATCGACATCGAATGTAAGAATTGGCGGGATTTAAAACCCGTGGAAAATCCAGAGACGGCACCTTTTGTGGTTGCGTCTGTGGATATTGAATGTAATAGTTCTACTGGTAAATTTCCGGATGCTGATATTGACGGTGATGCGTGTTTTCAAATTGCAATTTCACTTTGTAAATTTGGTAGTGACGAACCTTACGATAAGACATGTTTATGTTACAAAAAGACGGATCCCGATTTAGAAGGTTCTACTATTCTATCATATGATACCGAGCGTGAAATGTTAATGGCGTTCCGTGAATATTTACATGCTAATGATGTCGACATTATCACCGGCTGGAACATATTTGGGTTTGATTTGGAGTATTTGATGAAACGCGCCATCATCACTCGGTGCGACCTTAAATTTTTCCAATTGAGTAAACTCCGTGGACATAATTGTGAACATACCCTGAAGAAACTCTCTTCGAGTGCATTGGGTGATAATGACCTGAAACTCGTGAGTATGCCCGGTCGATTTATATTTGATTTGTTTCACGAAGTGAAGAAAGGCTACAAACTCGATTCATATAAACTCGACAATGTATCTAAATTGTACCTTGGTGACAATAAGATTGATATGCCAGCGAAAGAGATGTTTGCTCGCTACAAAGAAGGCGATCCGGTGAAACTACGGGAAGTTGCGGAGTATTGTATTAAGGATACGTTACTTCCTCATAGACTCTTGTCTAAATTGTGTATTCTTGTAAATCTATTGGAAATGGCGAAAGCAACTTGGACTCCGTTGTGTTATCTCGTTGAGCGAGGACAGCAAATCAAGGTGTTTAGTCAACTCACAAAGAAGGCGCGAGAGATGGGATTTATGGTACCCACGATTCAATATGGTCAGATGGGTGACCAAGGATATGAAGGTGCGACTGTGCTTGATGCACAAAAAGGTGCATATTATACTCCAATCACAGCCCTTGATTTCGAAGGTCTGTACCCTTCTATCATGATGGCGCATAACTTGTGTTATTCGAGTCTTGTTATGGATCCCAAATATGAAAATGTACCGGGTGTGGAGTATGAGACATTTGAGATTCCTGTACCGAGTAAAGTTGAGGGGCAACCACCGACAAAGCGTTTATGCAAATTTGCACAAGGTGTTCCTACGTTGTTACCGAGCATTCTGCTTGAATTGAAACAATTCAGAAAGCAAGCGAAGAAAGACATGGCGCTATCTACGGGTGCACTCAAAGCGATGTATAATGGTAAGCAATTAGCTTACAAAATCAGTATGAACTCCGTGTATGGATTCACTGGTGCATCGAAGGGAATGCTCCCATGTGTAAACATCGCGTCTACGGTAACAACAAAAGGTCGGAGTATGATTGATGAAACAAAGGAGTACGTGGAAAAGAACTTTCCGGGTGCGAAAGTGAGATACGGTGATACTGACTCAGTAATGGTTGAATTTGATGTAGGTGACCGTAAAGGCATCGAAGCCGTCGAATATAGTTGGGAAATTGGTGAACGCGCCGCTGAAGAGTGTAGCGCACTTTTCAAGAAACCTAACAATCTCGAATTGGAAAAAGTGTATTGGCCATATTTCCTCTATTCTAAAAAACGATACGCCGCAAAGTTATGGACGCAGGGTAAGGATGGAAAGATGAACATGGATTATATTGATGTGAAGGGTCTTCAGCTCGTGAGACGTGATAACACGGCGCATGTACGGGAAGTTTGTAAAGAACTTCTTGATGTCGTACTCGAGAGTAATGACACGGAAGCTCCAAGAGCTCTGGCTTTGCAACGTGCGATTGAACTGATTGAGGGAGACGTACCCATTGAAAAGCTCACACTTTCACAGGGTCTTTCTGATTCATACAAAGTAAAGGGTCAGAATGTATCTATAAATAGCCCAGACATCAGGGATATCAACCAGGCACACGTACAAGTTGTGAGAAAAATGAGAGAACGCCAACCTGGGTCGGAGCCTCAATCTGGTGACCGAGTTCCGTACGTTCTCGTGAAGACTGATGACCCGAAAGCAAAAGCTTTTGAAAAATCTGAAGATCCTAAATATGCGAAAGAGCATGATATCCCTATTGACTACGAATACTACTTCATGAATAAGTTTATAAACCCCGTATGTGACCTCATCGAGCCGTTGTTTGAAGATCCAAAAGAAGAGATATTTGGTGAACTCCTCACTAAAATCAAACCAAAAAGAAGACCAAGAAAGGCGAAAGAGACTCCTGTCGAAGAATTACCATTTAAAAACTAGATGCGTTATTATACTAAGGATGAAGATATCTGAGAATCTAGCCAGGGTATTTGAAGATGAGGTGGAACGGGTATGTCATGAAAGAATGCTTTTATACGCGCGGTCGGTGTCAAACATTCATAACATACCACTGAAACTTCTATTGAGAGATTTACCTAATCCCGGTGGTTATTGTATGGGTATTAAGAAGGGTGGTGAGCCATGTACTAGAAAAGCGAGTCATGATGGTTATTGTGCAACGCATGCTACCACACCCAAACTTCATGACCCTGTGACCATGAGTGCAATTATCAGACATAATCACGCATTTCCTCCCATGTATAAAGCTGGATGCCCCGCATGTGAATCATCAAATAGTAACCAGTTTAGAGATTTGAAGCTTATGATGTAATATGAGGAAATCAGATATCCTATTAAATTCAATTGATTCATTTTATGGTACACCCGAAAATGGACAAACGCTCATGCAAATTTTGTCTAAAACGGGTGGTATCTCACTTCGAAACTTGGAGTGGTTTATCACGAACTATTCTAAGAAAACTAATTTGATGTATAAAACAAATGACGGTAAGATTTTCAGTGTGCACTGCGCATATAAATCTACCCTTGATGGATATAGCAAGAAACTATTTGATCCATTTTGTCGATCAGACAAAATATCATATAGTGTCCCAGGTACAACTGATGAAATCAATACGACGCTCGCGCAACTCAATTTCATCAAATGGTGTATTAAAAATGGGATAATTAATTACATAAAAGAAAACAAAGATAAATTATTCGGTAAGTGATTCTTCGTATATAATACGATCAATTTCACTCATACCCTGTTCTCCTAAACTTGGAGAATACGATATGGGTTCGGTTCTATGTTCGAGGTAGCCATTTTCAAATGTGAGCGTCTTATACGCCGTGTAATATATATGACATGTGTATGATTCATCCGTTCCAAAATAAGGATTCATTTGAAAGTCAATTGTAGTTCGATTATTTTTTATATTTGTGAAGTCTAAACTCCCGGATGGGTCGACATTTCTTGGATTCATAGAAAACGTATAAGTGTATATGTTTCTGGGTGTTGAATGAAATTTATGATTCAAAACAGTGAGATACCTGTAATAGTGTGAATCTACATAATTTATGAATGGAAGTTCTTGACCATCTATGAATAGTTTCGCTGCGATTGCGACGTCATCGGACAATGAATCAATTGCACGTCTGTATGATGGTTTTGGTCCAAGATTGAATCTATTGTGGTAATAATCGTATATTTCATTTGTGGCAGTTGCGTTACTCGCGACATTCTCATTCTCAAACAATTTATTTCTGAAGAAGAAGTGGAGTGTTTTTACGCGATTTTCTGGTGTGAGTTCAAATTTGACTCTATTCTCACTGGGTTCTATGTCAAATTTAGGGTGAGTTTTAAAAACATCGGTTATCATTTCGTATTTTTTAGACGTGTAAAAGAGACGTTCTTCGGGTGTGAGTGTAATTTCTTCGGTAATGATATCAAAATCCTGTACTGACAAGGTAACTGGATCATCTGTGAAGAACGCCTGTGGTCTGAATTCAATTTCAAATTCGAGTTTTTGTTTATTAATGGCACATAATGGAAAATACGGTCTATTGTGTATGTTTGTTTCATAATCGGACGATTCATAAGCTCTCGAAAAGAAAAATGGGATAGGTACATACACGGATGTATCGAGACCTCTAAAAAAATTAAGATTTTGGTTGAGCACAGATTCTCTATACAAAAAACGTCCATCTGTGTATATTCTGCTCACGCTTTCGGATTGATCTAAATACATTTCATCGTATATGAATCCTATATCATCCTTGTATATTTCAATTATATTCTCGTCTACGCGCATGGTGATAGATTTGAATAAATGTCTCCCCACACGATCCGCGTAATTATATTGTGTATTTGAAAGTCCGGGTAAATTTAATTTAATGTACATATTCGAAAGAAGATCTCCCATATCTTGTGGTCTAAATGTAACTTTTATACTTTGACCGAAAGGCCATCCATCTGAGGCACTTGAAGGTTTATTCACATTAAAACTTCTATGAAATTTTCTAAAATTAGAGTGTCGTTTTGGTTCGTAGTTAAAGAGTGAATCTCCACCCAAAAGATACGTGTCCTGACCACCTATGGCTGCCAGACAAAGTGCGGCACCGGTATCTGGACCAGATCTATCGCACATACTACTTATTGCTTATATATTTTTAAATCCATTTTCCACATGGATATGTGACTCGTGGCAGCCAATTTTTCAAGTTCACGTTCAATGGCTTCAGTCTCTTCATTGAGTGTTTGTACAGCTTCTTTCGTGTACTGGTACGTCTTAATGTTGAGTAAATAATCATATGAACCATCAACTGTATCATACGACTTTGAAATCTCATTCTCGAGTTCACTCTTTTTTCTTTTGAATACGATAATGCGCTCGTTAATGACTGCGTCTACAAATCGAGACATGTTTTTTAGTTTAGTTGATTTTTCTGTGAGAACTTGGAGAAGGTGTGCTTTTCTTTTCTTGTACGCATCGATTCTGATTTCTACAAAATCTTCCAAAATTTCTTCGGGACTCGCATACTTTTTGATACCCTTTGTTGGGTGGAACAAATGCATGTTACTCACGTGAAACGATTTTTGAAGCTTGAAATCCTTGACAAGATTCTTGCCATTGTATCCAGTGATAGTGAAATCCACGTCTTCTGTCGTACTGTTGTTTACAAAACCTGAGATGACTTTCTTTTCTGCGAGACCATCGAGGTATTCCTTATAGTCTTGTGTCCATCGCCCTGGTGGAAGTTCTGTAATTTTAATGTTTGTTCCAGAACTGTTGCTCGTCCATACACCCTCTGTAATCCAGAGACCTTCCTCATTTTTGAATACACGACCCTTGAACTTGTCAAACCACGGTTTCATTTCTTTGAGTGTTTCGCCGTAAATAGCTCGTTCTATGTTTTCACATATATCCTTTGGGTTGAATGGTGGTACATAACAACTAAACCCCGTTCCGATGCCTTCGGTACCATTGATGAGTACTGTCGGTAACACTGGTACGTAATATTCTGGTTCAATGAGTCTACCATCATCATCGAGATACTTGAGTACCGCGTCATCTCTGGCATCAAAAAGTTTCCTCGCGTCCTTTGTGAGTTTTGTGAAAATGTACCTCGTTTGGCTTGCATCCTTACCACCCATGAGTCTCGTACCGAACTGACCACATGGCTCAAGAAGGTTGATGTTGTTCGAACCCGTAAAATTGTGTGCTAATTTTACGATTGTATCCGCGAGAGACACTTCTCCGTGATGGTACGCCGATGTTTCTGCAACGTATGCAGCTAACTGTGCCACTTTCATTTCATTCGTCAGATTCTTCTTGAAACATGAATACATCACTTTTCTTTGTGAAGGCTTGAGACCATCACACATGTGTGCAATGGAACGTTTCAAATCTGCGAGACTGAAATTTACCAGATCTTTGTGAATGAATTCTGTGATGTTGATTCGTTCGACATTTCCATATGGAATTTCGAGTTCGGAACTTTCCTTTTCTGTGCTCTCCAAAAGCCATGTTTTACGAGAATCAGCCTTAGTTTTATCGAATGCGAGAACGACAGATTCGTCTGTCTTCTCGTCTGTGTCAAATTTGACCGTGAGCTTTTCGATATTCTTGAAATATTCCCTCGCTTCCGCTGACGTAGACGTACCGAGACCCTTGTAGTATTTGATCTTCCATCCCGGTTTTCCATTTCCGTACCACATTCTAAACATAGAATCGGTGTAGAATGACATAGTCTGCGAACCTTTGGTCGCCTTAATAATAGGTGTGACCATGCTCACTACAAAATTTAGGTCGAGTAAACTCGGCCAAAAGTAATGAATCATATTGAGTACTAGACCTTTGATATGACTCCCATCCGTATCGGCATCCGTCATGATCATGAGACGACCGTACCGGAGTTCACTGAGGGTGGTATACACTTTACCTTGTTGCAAACCTAGAATCTTCTTGAGGTCACTAAACTCTTTATTCTCTGTGAGTTGTTTGACAGATGCATCTCTCACATTTTTGCACTTCCCGCGAAGTGGAAATACCCCATAATAATCGCGTCCAACGACCGAGAGTCCAGCGACTGCGAGTGATTTCGCTGAATCACCTTCTGTGACGATGAGTGTGCACTTCTCAGATTGCACAGTACCTGCCTTGTTTGCATCATCTAACTTTGGAATGCCAGTGATTTTAGACTTCCTCGCGCCATCAGACTTTTGAAGCTCTTTCATCTCTTTGAATTTAGAGAGTGCCATGAGTTCTGATTGCACATTCGTCTTGAGAATGTCCTTGATGAGTTTCTTTGTTGGTTCGAATTTGCTCCCAAATTCTTGTGGTTTAAGTGTGCACTCGGACTTAACCTGACTACTGAATGTTGGGTTCACAAGTGTTGATTTCACAAACACCATAAACGCATTCTTGACTTGTTGTGGTTTGAGTTTGATTTTCTTTGCCATTTCATCGATGATATTCGACGCGAGAATTCCAGCCACGTGGTCTACATGACTTCCACCTTTGGTCGTACAAATACCATTAACGAAAGAGACTTGTTCGAATCCATCTTCCGAAGGTGCAACACATACCGACCATCTATCCGATGTAAACATACAAACTTCGTCGGATTTTGTGTGCATTTTTGCATACTCATTAAATGCAGTCTTTTGGAGCGCTTCTCCTTGAAACTTGACTTTGCAATTCGGTGTGGTACAGATGCTTGCGTCATAGACACGCTTCTCGAAAATCTTGAATATGTAATCATCCATGGCTTTCATACCAAACCTAGACCAATCGGGTGTAAACGTCACACATACACTCGAGGTCGCTCCCGAATAGCTACGCATCTTCGGCTTTCCACACGTTTTCATATTGTCCGCCCATTCTTGTGTGTATGTCGTCTTGTTTTCTGAATCCTTGATTTTGATAGAGAATTTGCTCGAGTATACGTTCGTGAGCTTTGCACCGTATCCATTTCTACCACCGACAACGCGTTGTTGCGAATCATCATAGTTCGTACTCGTGAGAAGATGTCCGAACGTGAGTTCTGGATTCCAAATCTTTTCTTTTTCGTGTTCCTTGACCGCGATACCACCGAGGGGACCATTATTCTCGATACTTATTTCACCTTTTTCTTTGTCTACGTTGACGGAGATGGACGTTACCTGTTTCGGGTAGAGTGAATTACGGTCGATGGCATTAACGAGAATTTCATCAAAAATCTTGAGAAGCGCTGGTGCGTAGATGATTGTTTTCTTTTCGAAACCGTCACCTTCCTTGACCCAATATTCTTCACCAACGCGAGCAACAGGACCAACATACGAGTCGGGTCTTTTTAAGATATGTTCCACGTGGGTAAGCTTTTGGATGCTTTCACTCATTTTTTTACTTGATTTTTAATAAACGAGGCTTCCACTTAAGCTATTTTTAAAACCAAAGGTAGGGGTATTTGATTATATCAGTGTGCGGTAATAATCACGTAAATTTATATATTAATTTATATCATGAACATACATGAAATAAAAAATTTTGTGTCAGCTAATGTGTGTGACCTTATTGTAAGTGAGATACCAATTACACCCACCATACCCATGGATAAAGTATTTCCATTTTATGCTGGTAGAAATAGATATATGGATGACTTTCCATCGAAGAATGTATTAAAGGACATTTTAGATAAAATTACAAATAAATCATCGGAAATATTTAAACATAAATTGGGGGTCACTTACGGTGACGTGGTGACGTGGTATACCGGTCAATCAATGGAACCACATTGTGATACACGAAGTCTTATTACTGGATTTCCTTCTCGTGGTTGTGAAAACAGGGACTATACCGCTATATTGTATCTTAACGATGACTTCGACGGTGGTAAACTATATTTCCCTGAGTTACTTGTGAGTATTAATCCAGAAAAGGGAAAACTCGTTTTATTCCCATCTAATATAGATTATGTGCATGGTATAAGCATAATATCACGTGGTATTAGGTATTCAATTCCGATATGGTTTCATATAATAAAAAATACCTAAGTCACCTCAATCCAATCTTATAATTATACTATTCTGAAGATGTCTTACGAACAGTGCCTCACTGATGCTATGCGCATGTACCGGGTGGATTCGCCAACCGATAGATGTAAGAAACTTGCACACGCAACGTGGAAGATGAAACAAAAATACGCACAAATCCGAAAAGAAAAGGAAAGTAAAGTTATTCGGTTTTTAGACAAAGCACCTGAACAGGTCGTAGAAAAAAGGCGTACGTTACAGATTTGCCAGGCAGTGACATTATCTGGCAAATCGTGTGGGTTTAGGGCTACGTGTGGTGAATTCTGTAAGAAACATCAACCAAAGTTAAAATATTAGTGTATTGTAAATGTTAGATCAGGAAACATTGAGACCAGTTATAATTGCCATGTCCCTCTACGTCGCGATTGCAAAAATTGTCCCCGAAAATGTGAAGAAGCCCACGAACATTGGTTTTATAGATGATATCGTCGCCATGCTCATCGCCCAAAAGGGTGCCATCGCTTCAGGCGCCATTCTCACGGGTCTCATTGTATTCATTACCAATTACATCATCGATGAATTGTTGTGATACGTGTTCTTTCCCAACCATCAACTTCGTGTGTGAGTGATCCATGTATCTCAGTCGTTTTTCATACGCATCATTCATGAATTCCAAGAGTTGTTCTTTGTTTGGTTTGCCCCACTGCATACCTTTCTTAAACAAGAAGTCATCATTCTGCAACTCTTGAAGTTCACAATCGATCGTGTACGGTGTTTTCACATACTCCGGTGCTCCCCCATAATTTGTGATGATGACCGGTTTGTCGCGTATCGCCGCTTCGACAGCACCCATACCCACACCTTCCGAACTCGAGAAGCTGACGTAACAGTCGGATAGTCGGTGTATTTTGTCCATTTCGTCATCGGATACCAGACCATTTATGACTTCTACGTTTGGTAGTTTGATTTGGATAGGCTTGTTACACGTAGCTTTAATAATGAGTTTTGTATCTGGTTTATTCAACCGGATAAATGACTCAAGAATATCTTTAAAATTTTTACGTTGATCCATGATATTCCCTATGTGATAAAATGTATATATGTCTTGGTGTGGTATATGGGCTCGAATGACATAAAATTCAGTGTCTGGGAATTGCCTCGAGAATACCTTTTTGCAAAACTCACTCGGAACTGCGATTCGTTCAAAAAACGAAAACAGTTTACCGTAATCTTCGTGTACGGTCTCCGTTTCACAGACGGTCATACAGTGTAGATGTTTGATCTTATGTTTGAGTTCTGGTATTTTTTGAAACCAATACTCGATAGGTAAGGCGAATATGAATGCTCTTTCACACACGGGTATTTCATTTTGAATTTCAATATACTTCCAATCTGGGAAAAGTTCAGTGTATTTTTTGGCATGTTGTCCTATTCCACTCAGAAGACTTGGTCCTATGACGAGCATTACATTTAAAGATAATATTTCCTTTATGTATATTACAATGGAATCTCTCAGGCAAGAAATCCGTGATGAAATGAAGTCTCTTCGCATCAATAAAACGCACGTCTATGACATATTGTTGCGTTTGATCGATGAAATTGATGGGGACAAACCAGTGTCCACGCCAGTTGTGAAGACCGAACCAGTTACCCCAACTCCAACTCCAACCCCAGAACCCGTAACTCCAGCCCCTGAACCGGAACCAGAAACACCAAAGGTGGTCAAAAAAGTGATTCGACGGGTTAAAAAGAAGGTTGAGGCATAGGCGCCGGTTTAGGCATTATGTAGTAAACACCTCCTAATATTAAAACTATCATTATAACGAGATAGCTAAATGGGTATTTCTTTGTTTCCTTTCTAGCTTTCTCTAATTGTTCGGCATCTGGTAATTTCTTTACGTTATGGTTAAGGTCATCTATTTTAGACATTAATCGATCGAGTGCTTCCAAAATTTGAACCTCTTTATTTCGTGGTTTTTCCTTCACGTCTATGGTTGTTATTTCTATTATCATATAGAACGACACACTTGGTTTTAATAGTTCGTAGTCACCATCACCCTGAGACTCATAAAGTTTAAAATGTGTTTTTTGTATTGATATAGGATTAAACAACGCCGTCTCTCTGTGAAATGACTTCCATTGTTTGTCTCTTATGATAAATGTGTTACTTCCAGAAAAGCTTCTTTCAAGTGGTATTCGTGCGAGTATTTCGCCATTTCTTTCATCCAGTATCTGTGCCCGTTTTGGTATATCTTCGCATACTATATCTATGTACTTAGAAACATTGGTAGTTCCAGTGCCATCACTTTCACCGACTTGAGTCACATAAAAATCTACAACTTTAAATCCAATCACCTTTGTCATGTCTTCCATATGCACGTTTGAATCGAGTGAAAAGTCGATCGTAAATGTGTTATTTGAACCACTCACAAATTCTGAATCTACTGTCACGTACTGAACTTTCTTTGGAACTTCGTGTAGGTTCATCTTGTAGTTAAGTTAGATAAAAAAAGAGGGGTATAAACACATATATGTGGTGGCTTTATCCCCGTGCATTTTGTTATTCTTTAAAGACGACTTGCATTTACAAATTTGTAAAAGCTTCTATAGTGTTTATTGCACACGTGCCTGAATACATCGAATATTCAATTGACGACTTTCGTTGGTCTAAACTTACCGAATACCCTCGACAGTTTTTGCGTACGGTTCAATCCGAAAAAAAGAAACTTGAAGAAGAACATCTCAGTAAAAATAAAGAAGAATGAGTTTATACAATTTATTTTTTAACTTTTTTGCGCCTAAGTCTATGAGAGACGATCTAAAATGTAAAATTGATAAAGGTGACTACGAAGTAGTCGTCGCTTTTAACGAAGTAGGTGAAGAAGTTATTCTTGAATTTCCCAAGGCTTATAAAGGAATTGTGAGTGTATAATGCAAAATGGTTGCACGACCAGTGACTTCCGCCTCGCTTTCTGTCAAGCCACGAACACTCTCTGTACGGACGTCCAACTCATCATATGGAAAAACCTCATCGAAAACAATTCGAAACATTCGTGCCCGGGTGCACCAAGAAAATCATATTTACGAGATGGCATTAAGTGATTTAAATGTGATTCTTCGAACTCTTCGTGTGAATCAAATTTTTGGGGAACAAAAATCAAGTTTGTATGATCCCGCAATCGATATAATTCGAGCAAAGATGGATGAAGTTAAACATGAACAGTCTCTCGAATATATGGAACAGTATATTTCGTGCTGTAGTGAAATCGAAAGATACAAAGAAATCGAGGCAAGAAATACTGAAAAGGAAAAATTTTACTCTAAATTCGAATTATGGGAACCGACTATCAAGCATCCAGAATATTGTTCGGTAGATAAAGTTCTCGAAGCACAAGTTCGACTTCACGAAATTTCACAGAGATGCGAGGATTTTAAGAAGAGGGAACGCATTTTTAAGATTAAAACGTTTGGCAAACGTCTTGCACCAAGAATAGACTTTTAATAACACACTTAAACAAATCAAACGCAGATGATATAGAAAATGAGTATGAATACTGAACTCGTGAAACATTGTACATCCCTTCGTAGGTTGTCTTATTTAGATGACCTCATGACGAGGATGATCGGTGTGGATACAGAGGTTTGGGCTCTCCGAGCCGATAACTTCCCATCGAAATATATTCCGGAAAATAGCAGAGATTACTTGTGTTACATTGGCATCAGTTCGGAAAAACTGGATGCTGATTATGGACAAGTACACTTTTTAACTTTTGGACACGAAAATTTTAATGGTAATGGTTCCGTATGTAACGATGGTTTATTGGAACACATGTATGACATTTACTGTGAAACGATTCAAAGTCAAATGGATTCCGAGAAAGAAGTTTATTTGTACCCGGCAGAAATCGATCATAAATCTCTTGCATATTGGTCTGATATCGCAACAAATACATGGGGTATTAAGGATAAATCTGAGATGAGAGAATTTATTCAATATAATCAACTCGAAGAGTGGGTAGATTGGCGTGCACTCGAAGAATATTTACCAAAAGTTTATTACCCAAGTGAGAAAGAGTATGACACCGAGTCCGAGTCCGAGTCCGAGTCCGAGTCCGAGTATGAGTCTGAGTCTGAGTCTGAGTCTGAGTCCCTGTCGGAAGAAGGTGAAATCAAGGATTATGACCACCCCCCACAAAAGCGTCGAAAACTCTGCATCAGCAGTGATGACGAGACCTAAATGTCAATATCCGGGGTGTTGGCATAAATCATCTAAATATGGCTGTTGTAAGGCACATGTAGATGAAGGTTTAGCTACGGAAGTTCTTTTAGAACTCAAAAACACTCTAAAAAATAATTAGTCCACGGTACTTTTAGACATTTAATAAATATTTACAATATCTTTCATTCATGTTTCCAAATGGCGAATACTCAAACGCAAGGTGTACGAGTGCCCCGACCAATACGAGGGCTCCTGGACCTTTGACTTTCATAGAAACACCTGTATATATTAATAGTGTAAGTAGACCTATCAATACGGCTTCAAATAATACAGTCGTAAATGGACGTGATATCATTAAAATTAATGAGAAAAAAATTCCTAAGTCATTTGAACTCCAATAAAATATCAATCACAAAAATGGCTGACATCGTGCATCTCACCGATCTCGTTAAATCTCTCATCGATGAAGTGAAGACACTTCGTGTAGAGAATAAACAACTGTATGAAGAAGTGAAGGCTATCAGAGAAGAAATAAAACCGAAGAGACGTAGTGTAACTACCGAGAAGGTACAATGTGCTGCAATCGCTGCATCTAGTGGAAACAGGTGTAAGTGTCGGGTAAAGGAGGGTAAGACTGTGTGTGAAAAACACGACAAACCTCCGCCGTCAACAAGTGACGTTCAACCACCAAAAAAAATCCCAAAGGTTAAGAAAGTGACAAAAAAAGCAAAAAGACCAACACCCATGCATAATCACCCGATTGGTGAACCACCAAGTGAAGGTGTCACATGTGAACTATGCGAAGCACATGGTGACATTTTTGACCCGGGCGTAGCCGATACAGAATTTGAAGTTGTACCAGAAAATGGATTGAGTATAGAAGAACGTTTACGTAATATGCTAGAGAATGAAGATGATTAGCCGAAGGTATATAAAAAATAAATTTGTAATCATAAAAAATGAGTGATCCGATTCGAGTCATCATGTCCCTCGTCGACGAACATAAAACCGAACTCCCAGAAAATGTTTATTTAGAAATATGCGATAATCTCAAAAGACTCTATGCATCGGGTGATACAGTGAGAGACAATTACATACTTAATTTAACAAACGATTACCTGTATCTCATGGAACAAAATGAAACTCTACGAAAAGAGATTACACAAATGAAACGAGACCTCGTTCGTTCTAGAATGGAACGTTTCGAAAATGTATCTACTCCTATATCAAATACACGAACATTTCTCGAAAACTTAGTGGGTTCATCTTCAAATACAGTTTCGAATTCTGTAGAAGATGTACCTCTGCCACCTCTTAGGATTAGGTTTTAAATGACCATCGTCTTTTCATGTCCCACGCGTAATGTAGTATTTATAATGACATCATATCCAACATCTTTCACATTTTTACAAAACGAGACGTCTTCGGAAGACATTTCCTTGATTATTTTTCCATCTGGCATCTCAAATGTCTGGAGTTCTCTATAAAAATATGGATATGACATATTTTCAAGAACTTCGCGTCGCACAGCCATAAATCCCATACCATTATACGCGACTTTCATGTGTTTGGGTGCACCCTCAAGGTCTTCCACGCGCAAAAATTTAAAATACCCATTCTTTTTGAAGAAATCTGCGTTCCACGTTTTAACGGCTGTGTAATGTCTCATGTCGATCATTCGGTAAATTCCTGACACAATGGGGTGTTTATCTGTGTCTTCTATGAGTTCTTCGAGTTGTTCGGGTAAAAAGAATATATCACTGTCTATCGTGACCCATACGTCATAGTCTACTTCACCGTTAAATGGTTTTTGATCGATACCCCGAAGTGTATCTAAACCAAGTGTTTTCATTCTAGAAAATGGTACAAAACTACTATAATCATTCACCATCATCACTTTGTACCCTTTATTTTGGAGATACATGAGTGCATTTGTCCAGTTTCTCAAGAATGCACCTGAGAATGTATCTCCTGGGAGAGCTACTATAACTGTCTTCATTAAATAAAAGTATATAAAAGTCTTTAATAATGTTAAGATGTATCGTCTAGTCCAAATATTTTACTTTGAAATGAGAAGACAATTGGCACACGCGATGATAACAGAAGGTGTGGGTAAAATTATAAAAAATATATATAAAATATTCACGTGTAATAATGGTAAGAAAAAATGAGAAGGCGTTCCTCTAGAAAAAATGACCCAGACTATGTCGTTGATGAATCTGATGATGATGAACTCGAAGACTATTACAAACTACCACCTAAACCGTACGTAGGAAATGGTTTCAAGATTACATTTGATAGTCGCGAAGAGAAGCATAGATTCATGAAGAAAGTTGGAATTAAATACTTGAGTAAACTTTAGCTATAATACCCAAGTATCTTTTCGTAATATATATATTGTTTTGGAACGTCTTTTAATTCTAAATTTAATAATTTACTATTTTGAGCTATAATTTTTGGAACTAGTTTTTTCTTTGGATCTGGTTGTATGAATTTAAATTTAATGGTATCTATGTTGTATCCGTCGCGTTTCATCCATTTTTTAGTTTCATTTATACCATGTTTGATATCATCTTTTTGTTTTAATCCTTTATTTTTTATAGATTCCATTGTACCTTGAAAGTCATTTATTAAATCTTCATAACGAATGATTATATAATTTTTGACTAGTTTTGGTAGAACTTCGAACATCCATTTTATTTTTTCGTGTCTGAGCTCAAAAATATTATTGTATTTTAGACCGGTGCGAGGATTGACTTCTTTCTCTGTTAAAAACCCATATCGCGGTTTTGTTTCACAATAAACATAACTGCACGATTCAACTTTTCCATATAAAAATGATTCCTGTGATTTAATCATTGAATTATACAAACATCTAGGCGTTTTATATAATGATTTTAACCAATTTATAGGATCTCTTACTATACATATAAAGAGTGTGTTATCTGTATCTGAAAAATCTGAATTATAACCGAACCAATGTTTATGTCCATATTTTTTAAATTTTTTATCTGTGACACACGTTATTTCGGAAAATACATTTATTGCATCAAAATTTTCGTTTAAACTGTAATCGAGAATATTAGTTCCACTTGACCTTTCACCATAAATCTGGTAATGAGTCAGTGTCATTTAGATATAATATGAAATATACTTTAAATAATTAAACAGTGAACATTGGTGGTGGAACATACATTTCTATTTTCTGTGTAAACGCTAAAACGAGGGCTCCGATGACCCATTAGTATTGGTGCTATATCCCATTTTGGTTTACTTTTTCTTCCCCACGTCACAGTGAAAAATACACCCAGGAATACGGCAACCGAACGAAGAAACGCTTCGAGATAAATGTTCATTTTAATATAAATTCATATTTTTATTTTGACTAAGTCGATTACGTGTATTTCAAAAATACAACTGTATCCAGGATATAGACGAAACTTTGTGTGCTGAAAAATTAGCTACGGTGTTAGTAAGATGAATCTACCCGATTATATTCGAAAGAAAATGACACTGTATGAATATATAAAATTTTGGTATATACAAAAAAGAACTATCAAAACTATGAAAAAGATGGATCATCACATATACAATGCTAAAAAGTATGAAGATCTTATGTATAAATCGGACGACTACGTTGTTAAATACACAAATAAAATGTGTATTAAGTATGCATAAACACTAATTAATTTCCATATACAAAATGATTCGGTCTTCTTCAGACAGGTTTTCCGCCCAATGAGGCATGCGAGCGTCTAGAATAATATGTTTCCCATTTTCTTCTATAGCGTCTCCTGTTTTGGAGTGATGCAAAATACAATACCCAAATGGTACGTCTATACCTAAATGGTACGTAAACTTATAATTAGAACCAACGTCGTCGGTGTGTAATTTGAGCTTAACACCTCCTTTCATGAGTGAAAATCCAGCAACTTTTATGCCTTCAATCGATGACAGGAGTGCGTGCGTCTTCGGACATAATTCACAGTTTCCAACTACTGGATGTCCATCCCATATGAGCGGCCAACTGATCCATTCTTCCGCGACGTGGTCTTGACCACCTTTAAGCCAGCCGTGTTTACCAGAGGCGTACATGGTCACGACCTCTTTTAAGTGCTCCGAACCAACCCACTCTCCTTCTTTTCTCGGCGTTTCAGAAATGAATTCACGGGGAAGTGTTCGAACCTCCTCACGAATCGTTTTGTAGTGTTCTTTTAACTCTTTGAGCAGCATCTTGTGTATATGTCATCCCATTTTTTTATATGCTTACAATAAATGACACTTAAAAATCAAATCATAAACGATAAACTTATGAAGCAATTGAATAAGGAAATTAAATCTGCGAAGAAAGAACTCGACTTCATCATGAAGAGTATAAAATCGATGACCATAAAGACGCGCTCCAGAACCGCAAAGAAGAAGTAAATGGATTCTTTGTTATGTAAACCGATAATACTTACATTTCCATCAACACAATCAAATGATGTTATGATGATGGACGTGAACTTAAAGTTGTACCATCAATAGTAGTGAACTAAAGAAATGAGTCGATATGCATGCATGTAAGTATGAATGATGATCTCAGAAAAGTGATGTCTATCATAGACAAGAACTCAGATAAGTTATCGGAAGGTGATTATCTTGAGTTATGTAATACTATGCGTGATATGTATAGGGCGGATAGTCCTGAATCACCGAGATTAGCTAGGAGTGTTTTTGAAGAAGGTATATCTCTAGAAAATTTGTATCTCACTGAAGATGAAATGTGTTATTTTTACGAACACTATGAACATCGTATGAGAACCATCGATATACGTCTCAAAACAGCCGAGTTAACAATGATTAATAAAATCATAAGAGAATCTGCACCTATTAGACGAGTTACAAAAAAGGTGAAAACTCAAGTGGTCGATCATTTCTGTAAATTAAATAAAATGAATCTTCCCGAAAACAGTATAGAATGCTTTAATACACATACAAATGCGTGGGCAGAAATCGAAAACTTGTGTCCAGGGTATGTATCTACCGAAAATAAATTTAATGAATTTATTATACGTGACCTGAACACAAGAGCTCGTGAACTCAAAGGTGAGATAGAGTTAATAGGTGATGGTTTTATTTAGATTTGTAATTTTGACATCTTTTGTGTGAGTGATTTTACTGGAGAATTATTTAACTTTTGTTTTTTCCGAGATGTTTCATCGGGTAATCTTTTTCTTTTTTTACTCGGTTCTATTTTTGCCTTCTTTTTATCAGTTGATTTGGTCGTGGATGCAGGTCTTTTTTTAGATTTTCGCATAGCTTCTTTTTTTCTTTCTGTGAGCGTTTTGATTTGTGCACTCGTTCTTTTTGCGTATTTGGTCGTTAAACCAGAAACTTCATTTGGTGGCACGTTCTTAACACCTCTGCACGATGCTATAATATAAACCGCCTCTTCGTTTGGATTTTCATTTAAGAAAGTAGACACTCTTTTTTTAGGTGGTGTGTTTGGTGTGTCTATGTTCATCATCGAGTGAATATCCTTTCTCAATCCCTTTTTTAATAGGGGCTGTGGTAATTCGTATATTCCAGTCCATAAGTATTTATCGTGGAATGCTAAAATAGTATCTGGGAATTGTTCGGTTTGCTTCAAAACTGTGAATTTTTTTGGTAAATTAGAAAGAAGTTTTTTTACACTCGATTTGTCACCTAACATTTTTGCAAGAGCTTCTGCACCCGCGTAGGTTAATGTATCACCTAAATCTACTGGGAGTATTAACATTTTACCAGTGGGTACACTTCTTATAGATTGTGAGGGTGAATAATCTTTACCATGCGCAAGCACAAAGTATACAGGTATTTTACCTGCTGCTGCCTTTTCTAACAAAGACAAAGACATTCTTGAAATATGTACACAAAATAATTTATACCGGCCAATGTGGCATGTCTAAAACGGCGTAAACTATATTTGAAAATTTATTCATTTATGAACGTCTACCAAAAAAATATTAACTATATGTAAGATGTCAGAAGAAATATGCGCTGCTGATCCGAATGACACACGATGTTCATGTTACAATATCATTAACAGAGATTGTGACGCTAACCCAAACATACCAGGTTGCAAAGAAAATAATGAATGGAGGGATTCACTCGTGGGTGTGATCCCCGACAAAGAAGAATTCGCGGATCAAAAAGCACTCGCTATTCGAGAAATACAGTCTAGGTATCATTGTGGTAATAGAGCGTGTGGTGAAGATAAATATTTACCACCCGAATATTACGATCTCATCGCAGTAGGTAGATGTGACTTTCAATTAAACATATGTGCATCGGATGTAAATGTGGGTGAAAGTATAAACTCCAAGTATTTCAGGGACTGTTCTATAAATGAAGTTGAATTCCAAGATTTAGATTCAGTATACGTACAAGATGTGAATGTACAATCGATTCTCGGTCTCAGAACCGGGGAAAATGCAGCACTTATCGCAGCCAAAAATAAAGAATTGCAATTACAATTGCGCGCCGAGGAAAGAGAAGCCGATGCGGAACGCCAAGCTGACATTGAAACTAAACAAACAGAACAATTGGAACGCATTGAAAATATTGAGGAGGAGTACGAACTAAAAAAAGAAAACAAAAGACGTCTCATGCTCATACTGCTGGCTATGGCACTACTGATAGTCATCGTAATTTTAAATGTTTAGTATTTATAAGATGTCAGAGTTGGTCGACGAAGCGTTCTGTGCTCAGGATGCAAACAAGAATGACGAGCGTTGTTCGTGTTACAATGTAATCATGCGAGACTGTGAATCTGAACGTAACATACCTGGATGTAAGGAATCGATGGACTATGTAGAAGAGACTTTATCTAATATACCAGAGACCAAGGGTCCACACAAAGCTGTGGCTCGATTAGAACTCATGCAACGACTTTACTGTCCAGGTCGAGTATGTGTTGGTACAAATAAATATAAACCACCTATCATGGATGATTTGAGGAAAACG